AAGAAAGGATACCATGATGGAATTCCGAATAACCTATCAATATATAGCAAACTCAATCTTCATCTTCGTCTTTTTTCTTCTTTCTTCTTGATGGTGGATCAAATGCAGATCTATCAATTGGTTTTTCATCTCTCATACCACCGTAGTCTCTACCCTCTTTTGGACCAGGACGACGGAATCTATTATATTTTCTACCGTAGCGTCTTTCCTCAGGCTCATCATCTTCTCTTCCCTCATTTGTCATCATTACGATGGGATTTTTTGCTCCCATTGCTCTCAACTTATTTTTGATTAAGTTAATCTTAGCATACTGATCTCTTTTATCATCCTTTTCACACTTACAAGGATCGCATCCACACTTTGGACACTTTTCACCATGCTCTTCCTTCACGTCTTCTTTTTTCTCAGGAAGACCTTCATGAGAAGTTTTCGCATACTTGCGAATTTCCTTCTCACTCATTTTATCAACGATTTTTAAAACTTCATCACTTACTTCTGATCTTGGAGTTTCACCTCTCTTGACAGAAAGTGCAAGACCAAATAATTTTTGCTGCTGCTCACTGACTGCTTTTTCATTAAGCATTGTCATAAACTTTGAGTATGCAGACTCCGCGATTACCTCACCTTGAAGTTCAGTTCCTGCTGTAATATTTCCCTGAATAACTGGTCCACGAGTCTTCTCTGGATCCGATCCATCACTAGGAAATACTTTTACTATTTTTGAATTATCTACATTTTTACCAGTAATTTTACCAGTATTCTGCCCCTCAAAACTATCTGTGCCGTCTGCAAGAAACTCTTCTGTTCTTGTTCTATTCATCATCGCTTTGCCAATTGCAGCACGACGCTTCAACAAATACTTATCAGTTTTATTGACCTTACCATCATTATTAACATCCGAGTCTTCTCTACCGACAGGATCTAAACCTTTGCCAGCAGTGGCACGTGCAGTGCTTTCTCCACGTTTACGCTCACCTTCATATGGTTCACCATATTCGGTCATCTCAACAGACTCAATATTTGGGTTTGCGCGAAGTTGAGTGATCTTTTCGCGGGTAGCATATCTAACATATGTTCTACCAGTTTTCTTATCTTTAACTCTTACTTTATATTTCCTTTCTGGTGAATCTGCTAATTCTTGTAGATAATCACTATGAATCTCAGTATCAGCGTCCTCACCAACAAAAACTTTAAACAATGCTTTTGCAACAGAATCTGATGCCCAATCATCTGCACCAGAAGAATAGTTCTCGTTCATTCCACCTTTACCAAACAATTTTGCCTTTACAGCAGCCTTTTCACCAGGACTCATAGAACTATTTTGCATGTATTGAGCATATGCCTGCTTCAGATCAATGTTTTCTCTTCTTGCTCTATAACGGATATCAGAAGCTGCCTGACTGATTCTTTGCTCAGAATTCTCCTCAGTTTTACCCTTTTTCTTATCACCACCTTTTACGGCAGCAGCGGGAGCAGCAGGAGCAAATTTTCTAGCTGGAAGATCCTCAACAATATGCTTACTCATTTGAAGACTTGTAATTACTTATTTTTCTTATACTTATTTATGAATTGAATTCCCCAACTACTGCCTGGAACCATAGTTTCTACATATTCTCTATGCTCATCAGTCCCCACAAGTCTTTGATTTGCTGGAACTCCCGACTTTGTAGTCCCATTTACAACCGATTCATTAACGTCTTTAATCCAAGATTTGAACATAATGTTATCTTCCGTCACACAAATTAGGTAATTAGTGCCACGACGAATAATTCTTCCGATCAGTCCAGTATTAAGATTTTCTACCAATTGACCAATTCTGAAAATTGTTTCGTTGATATAATTTTCGCGGAGAATATTGGCATAAAATTTTGGTGCGATTTTCCAGTTCTCAGTAACACCATCCTGAATACCCATTGCCGTTCTTGCAGTGGCAAACATTTCTTTCGCAACTTTTCTACTGACCAATGGAACTCTCTGCATTGCTGGAATCATTTCACCAGTTTCAGGGTCAGTCAAGAATTCACCTGTCTCTGGATCCGTTTCCATCATTGGATCCCCAGTTTCTGGGTCAAGCATCGGTTCTTCTTTATGAAGATGATCATAATAAGTTTTAAAATCATTCTCAGCGACAGCAAGCCTCATTCTTGATGCAGAATACCCAGCAACACCTCCTTTTTGCTCATCTCTTTCACCAGATGATAAGACTTCAATGTTATCAAATTGGTATAGTTGCCCATTATAATTGTTTGATAGTTTATTAAATTCATTTACTCTATCCTCACCACCAACAATTCTTACATTAGTATAACCATCGTTATGTGCTTTTTTAAGAATGTCGAAGATTGTTCTAGTATTTTGATCATTCTGAATTCTTGAAGCGTGTTGAGGAAACAACTGCCTCATCATAGAAACTTTTGTGTCTGGATCAATTGGATTTTTCTTTTTATCCTGTGAACGAGAAGGAACAATAATATAATCTCCTTCATCACCTTCTGACGACGATGCAGCAAGATCCATCAACTTCAAATGCCCAGCATGTGGTGGATTAAATCTACCAAATCCAATGGTAAGAGTTCCTCTCGTTTTGGGTACAGGAGGTGGACCAGCAGCAAGATCAGGACTCTGAACTGGTAGAGGTTGAGGGGCTGGTTGTTGCTCTACTGGTTGCTGCTCTACTGGTTGTTCTGCTGGTTGTTCTGCTGGCGGTGCCTGCTGTTGCTGCAAAGCAGGATCTACAAAATTTGGATCTGAAATATTTTTTTCTTTTTCCGTTTGTGCAGGATCTTTTGCACCAACTCTCTGGCGCTTATTATAAAACTTTAATTGACCCTTCTCAGTTTTCGCAACAAACTCACCCTTATTATCATACCATCCACCGTGCCCATCACCTTTTAGACCCAAGCGTGCTGCTTGCTGGGATGCACTTGCTTCCGATAAAAATTGGAAAAAACTTTTCATTACTTAACTTTTTTGCGAAGTTCGGATACTATTGCTCGTTCGTTAGAAAAAATATAGTTTAAGATACTATCTCTTATCTTTATATATTTATTCTTGTGTTTTCCTTTGCTCACATCAATCTTTTTTTGGAGAGTTGTATAGACATATGCAGAAAAATCTTTCAAATCTCCACCTTTAAAATCTTTAATCAGAGTCTGTAAATATTGATCCATATTAACTAACCTGAAAACCTATTCTATCAGATGTTCTGGTCTGACTATCGTTAGATGTTCTCAAATACAAAGTCCTTACGATTTTAGCATCACCAGAATCAGAAGCAGAAAAAGAAACCATACCATTGGTCGGTTGAACTGTCATTTTAACGTAAATTACTCTACTTTGATTAAGATAAACTTGGAATATCTGTTTAAGATTAGTATTTAAGGTTCCTTGTCTAGATGCAGTTTGAATCAAAGTTTCACATTTATATCTAAGTTGACCATATGTAATATTCTTCTTAATAGATCCAGCAAAATATTTTTTCAAAAAAGGTTCCCAAAGTTGAACGCTAGATATCTTAGTTGAAGACTTTGGTCCAGATGTGTAGTTTGCTCTCACATCTGCAATCATTAAATCTGTAAGAGTAGATTCTGGTTGTATAAGTTGCCAACCTAAGAATGCTCCCATAATTACAGATTGAGATCCTAAAACATCAATTAATTGATAAGCATCTGATGACGCAAGAGTAGTGCTCAATAAACCAGAAACAGCATCTCTTACAAGTTGCGGTTTAACTTGGTTGGAAACTCCTCTACCTGCCTTTGCAGAAATTAAGTATTCATTATTTCCAACTTTAAGTTTGTAGTCATATAATGCAACGGAACTTGGTGGCATAATAATTTGTGCTCCTGCAAGATTGCCAGGAATTATTCCACTTAGTATTCCTCTATGAATACATGCGAGTGGTCCTACAACTTCACCATAATAACTCTGTATAGCACCCCAAGGGAATCCCCCCATTCTTATGCCAGCATAATCAGAAACACCAGTTTTGGCATATTCTGCTATCTGAAAAAGATAATCGTAAAGTTCACCACTATAATTTGCAGTTTCCCACCTATCAGCAAGAGAATCTTGAATTTTTGTATAGTAAATCGAAGAATTTGCAAAAGTTTGACTACTTATACCAAAAGATTGGGGAGATAATGCTATCCCACCTAGTTGTCCAGGTTTAACAAATTTGTCAATATTAGCATAAAAAACTTCATCAGAACCAGAAAGTTTAAATGCTGCTTTCGTATGACTTTCTGTCAAGGAATCAATATACGTAATTGGGGTATCTTTTATTAATTGTCCTGCGGTTAAAAATGACTGGTAATCACCTTTTCTATAATATGTTGCAGGAGTTTTTACCACTGATTGCTTATCAGATCCCTTCCAATTATCTTGCCAATTGCTAGCCCCAGTTCTTGCCATGAGGTTTTATTGATATTTAGTGCTCATGAGAGGACTTGAACCTCCACAGATAAATCTACTGGAACCTAAACCCAGCGCGTCTACCAATTCCGCCACATGAGCAAATGACCCTTTCGGGTCTTGGTTCTTATTCTACCACAGAGCCGATTGCTTCGTCAAGATCAACAATCACTTTACGAATGTCTACAACTCTCGGTGGAACGCAAGTTGAGTCATAAGTATAACCTTTTGTTTCTTGAAACAATGCTTGACGAACTGCCGCTGCTTGACGAACATCCATCTTAATTGTTACTTTCTTTTCTTTACTCACAGATCACCCTCCTGACGATTCTCAGAGAAATAAACATCAAAGGTTCCTTCGGGATAACGCTTTTCCAGTTTCTTAACGTTGCGGGCAATTACATCATCAAAAGAAACGCCAAGTGCCATACATGCCTGAGCAACATACCACATAAGATCACCAAGTTCGATAATCAGATGCTCACGGTTATCTTCGTTCCAGGGTTTACCTTGGAAGACCATTTTCTTAATAATTTCTAGAAACTCACCACCCTCTGCATTAATACCAACGCCAGCGGTCAAAAGTCGTTCAATATTTGCACCCTTCTCATCAAGAGCGACCAAACGATCAGAGAGTGCTAGAAAATCAGTAGATGCTTCACTAGTAACAGCATCAACAAACTTTTGGTATCGATCAAAATCAATTTGTTTAGTCATATTTAAAATTTAAATCCGTCGAATGATTTTTTGTGTTTTGTTTCTTCGTAATCATACTCCTCTTCTTGCCCAGAGTCAAGTATGTCTTTTTGAGCAGTTTGCTCACAATCATAGAGTCGCATCTTTGCTCTATCAATACCAACAATGAAACGCTTGTATACTGATAGATCATTATAACGATTCTTTAACTGCTTTACCATAAGTTGTCCCAACTGTTCCAACTCTTCAGTAGAAATAAGGGCAAACATAAGATCAGCAGTAGCAGGAAGACCAAAGGACTCACTAGTATCAGTGAGTTCAACATCAGAGCTACCATAACCAGAGCGAGTAGTTTGGGTGGCCGATACGATAGGGACATTCGCTTCGACTGCAAGACCCCTAAGCTCCTCTGCAATTGCCTTAATATAAGAATATGAATTGATAGAGCCGCCCTGCCTATAACGGGAGGAAGCACATATATTAAGGTAATCAATGAAAATAATATCAGGTCTAAATGACTTCTTAAGTGCAAGTTCATTAAGAAGTGCTTTAAAGTGTCCACTGTGTGCGGATGCAGTTGGATACTCTTTAATTATAAGAGTACCCTGTGTCTTTTTAGATATAGTATTGATCTTCTTATCAAACATTTGTTTTGGAAGATCAATCAATTGCTGAATAGGAACATTCAGGAGGTTTGCGTCAATTCTCTCAGCAATTCGTTCTTCTGCCATTTCCATTGTAATGTACAGAACGTTCCTCCCTTGGAGCAAGACGGAGCTAGCCACATGGCACATGAATAGAGACTTCCCGACGCCTGTACCAGCAAGCGCGATGTTAAGAGTTTTGTTAGGGAGGCCACCTTTGGTAATTTTGTTAAAATAATCGAGGTCAAATTGGATTTTGTCTTCTTGTCTGTGATAAAAATCATATCTTTCTTCATAATTTTGCAGATAATCATGACCAACATGATTATCAAATGACACAGCTAAGGCGTTAGATAAGATGCTGGGAATAGCGTCCCTATTTTGTTTCTCATCATTACCATCAGCAATATGGATAGATTCCATAAGTGCCAAATATATAGCACGATCACGGCACCACTTTTCAGTGGTATCTAATAACCATTGATCGTCAACGGGAAAATCTGTAAGAGATTTGGTGATGTCACGAATTTCTTTAATTTCCCCTTCGGTAAGATCAGTACGATTCTCTACCTCAATATTGAGTGCTTCAATAGTAATAGCAGAACCGTACTTGACAATGAAGTTTACTACTTCTTGAAAGACTACTTTTTCAGTTTTCTGTTCAAAATAATTAGGTTGTATGAATGGAATTACTTTCCTAGAATAGTTTTCATTAAATACCAGATTTCTGAGAATAGTTGTCTCAATTCGTTCCATAAGAGAATTCTTTTTTCGCGGCAGCATCAAGTTGCTGCATTACTTCTTCTGTAAAATATTGGTCAGGATTTTTTAAGATCTCCTTTGCGTAAATTTTCTTACCGTTAATCTCATAACGTCCCGCAGTATTCTTCCAGAGTCCAGCGAGTTCCCCGAGTTCCAAAAGACCATAGTAGCGATCAAGACCACGCTCATCATAAAATAGACGGACATTGACTTCTTGGTTCTCCTTACTTAAACGCGACTTAGCAGTCTTTGCTTTGATAATGTTTCCGACCACTTCTGTTCCATCTTTCTCTTTTTTCTTTGAGAGATAGATGATAGTAGAAGCGGCATACTTAAGACCAGAACCACCTCCCATCTCCTTAGTAGGAACATAAGCGCCGATGACATCATAAGTGTGGTTGGTAACAATCATTGGAATGTTTGCTTGTCCCAATTTAAGAGTAATCATACGAAAAGCACCTTTGACCAGTTGGGATTTGGTCATGTCACGAACGAGTTTATCATTCAATGTGTCGGTGATTTCTTTCTCGGTCGAAAGCATCCCCAAAGAGTCTAGCACAAACATGCAGGGTTTGCGTTCATCCACAGGTTTTTTTAAGTATAGGTCAACTGCCTTCAATGCCTTACCACGAAAGTCCTCAACGGTAACAACATTGACTACGGCAACACGATTGAGATCTATTCCTCTACTTGTTAAAAGAGATTTAGTGATAGCGGCCTCAGAATCAAAGTAGAGGCAATAACCATCGGGATTATTATCAAGAAAATTCTTAACAACGGCGAGTGAGAAGAAAGTCTTTCCAGTAGAAGACTCTCCAGCAATAGCAGTAATCTTAT